AACTTCGCAAGAGTTACGTAAGGAAGCACTCAAGCTTATTCAGAAGCTGGTTAGGTTGTTGGAGTCTGATGACAATGGGTATTGTACTTGCGTAACCTGTGGAGTTACAAAGAAGTGGAACGAGGGTATGCAAGGTGGTCACTTTATTCCCAAAGGCTCTAGCAGCTATTGGGCTTTAGAGATTGATAACATTCATCCCCAGTGCGCTTATTGTAATCAATTCGGTATGGCTCATGGTGTTGCTGCTCATAAATATACAATTTATATGCAGGAGCTTTTCAGTAAAGAGTTTGTTGAGCAAATGCTTGCAGACGCAAAGAAGCCGAAGAAGCTTTACGCTGCTGACTATAGAGATATGATCGAAGATTTTAACGAACGAATACTTAGACAACTAGAGAGAATAGGGCAATGATTTCAGTTATTAGCATTACCGCAGATGATCCAACTTCACAAAAGGCTTTGATGGCAGAGTATTTGCCGGAAGATAAGACTTTAGTTTTAAGTATTGATGGGTACGAACAACCTTACACGTTCACTATAACTGAGAGTGCAACAGCTATCACTATAGGTAAATTCTTATGTGAGTGCGGGATTGACATCGAGGAACTTGAGGACGAACTTGATTCTCTTCTAACGGATTTATAGGTTTACTTACGACATTGGGGAGTTGAACCTCCTTGGGTAGCGCTGGCCTACCTTATCCCCAAAGCCAGCTACTAACTAATGAGAGAGAGATTATGACTGATAACGTAAACCATCCATCACACTACACCAAAGGCGACATAGAGACTATCGACTACATCGTTGATGTTCTTGGTAAATTTGACGCTTTAAGCTACTGTCACGGTAATGTTATTAAATACACCGGAACAAGGCTAAGGAACAAGGGAAATACGATAGAAGACGCTAAGAAAGCGGTTTGGTATTTGAATAAAATGATTGAGATTATGGAGGCTAGTGATAATGGGTAAGGGGTCGAAGCCAAGACCTATTGAGATAGGCAGAGAAGAGTTCAGTAAGAAGTTTGATGGGATAGATTGGAGTAACACGAAGGAAGGTTCAGAGAAAAAAGCCTCCAAGAAGAATGAAAATAAGATTCTTCCCAGAGGCCGTAAGAGTTAATTATCGGTCATCAGATTCTGGAAGAGCTATTACTGGTACAGCTCTTTCTTTTCCAGTATCAACCATAGCCTTTGTTATTCTAGCTATTTCTGCATTAATCTGCGGAGATAGACCTGCCATACCCTTTTTGTTTTTTGCGTTATTGGCTTGAGTTAAAAGTCTTCTTCCTACCTTGCTTGTCAAAAGAAGTGATAATCCTTTTATTCCACCAATAGTTACCATAGCTCCACTAACTCCGCCAAGAGCAAGACCAGCAGCGGAAGGGGCAACAGTTCCACTTACTCTTGCAATAGTAGGCATCATTCCTTGCTTAACAGCTCCAGTTACCTTGCTAGCAGCAGTGGGCATAGCGTCAATAAGCCTGATAAGCCCGTCAACCTGATCATTTTCTGCCTTTGTAAAAAACACATCTCTAGCTTTTGACATATCCTTTAGGTTCTTAGAAAACTTAGCTGCACTAAACCCGCCAGGAGCACCAACAACACCGCCAGCGGACTCGTAAGCATCGGAAAGTGTTTTTCTTTTTATAACCTCTTTTGCATCAAGATCAACTTTACCAGCAAGGGCTTTGGCAATATTTGATCTATCGCCTTTTTTAATAAAATGCCCAAAAAGCATGTCATTATCAAAGTCAGAAACATCAGTTTTTGTTCTTGCCTTGTCAAACTTCCCCTTGGTGTATGGGACAACTTCTTTATGATAGAAAGCCAAAGCGTCATCATGCAGCTTCTTAGCCTGCCCTCCCATAGTAGAAGCAAGACTATCAAGGTCGTTATCTAAAGCGTTAATTAAATCAGTGTAAAGCTCTGATTGAACTCTGTCACCCTTATCTATTGCAGAACCTTTTAGCTTTTTAAGAAGCTTTATTTGCTTGTAAGTGTTTTGGTAATCCTTGCCCCTAGTTCCTTTGCCTGTTTTATTAATAAACTCGCCAGCTTCATCTACACCTAAAGCGTCTTCTGGGAGCATTCTTTTTATCTCTCTAACTAAAGATCCCATTCCTTTTAAATCAGCATTAGCTGATATATCATCAAGAGCCAACATTAAAGCGTTATTATATTCATCAAACTCTACAACCTCACCCTTAAACGCTTTACCTGCTTTTGCATAATTTTCATCACTTACTGCTCTAACCTTATTAAAAGACTCTTTTATCTTACCTTGCAGGAAACTTCCAACTTCATCTTCATCCCTGCCAAAAGATTTTACTAACCTTTCACTTGCCTCTTGCAATGACTCCCCTTGCTTCTGAACAAAGTCACCTATACCACCAAAAGGAAGTCTCTCAAGCAAATTCTCTATTGCCATAACAGGTCTTGACTGCCTTAACTCGCCAACAGTAACGCCAACTTTAAATTTGTCGGCAAGATCACCAATCTCTTTAGAGACCTCAGAAGACTTAGCTCCAACTATTTCATTGAAGCTAGATGCTAACTTATCAAAAGCTCCGCGAGAAAGACCACCTATAGCAGCAGCAGTAGCGGCGACACTTAATCTATTTCCGTTCTCATCTAAAAGCTTTACACCTTCAAGTGCGCCCATCTCAATACCAGACTCAATAATCTTTTTGGCAAGACCTTTTGCCGCTTCGCCCTTTCCTACAGGGCTAGGGCTTGTTAAAACAACCGCTATATCAGACCCAACATCGCCAATGAAGGATGCAATAGGACTATCTGTTGTTGTCTCTTGAAGCTCGCCAGTTAATCCAGTCATAGTCCTAGTAAAGTCTGATAGCAACTCATCCGATCCTGGGATGCCAAGCTTAACAGCTCCTTCAAGAGCCATCTGATTCATACCAGCGCCAACTTCAAGTGCATTCACACCAAAGGCAGTAGCAAAGTCTTCGGCTGATCCACTTTCATCGGCTTTTTCGGCAAATATATTTCTGTATTTATTCCCTACATCTTCAGCGGCAAGTGCTTTTAACCCGTCACCTATCTGGTTAAACTCTGAAGTACCTTTTAGATGTTCATTTTCAATTAACCACTCGGACATAGCAACCATCTGATTGTTTGGATCAGATAAATCCATGTTTTGCACATCCGCATCGATTACTTGTTGATCATTTACCATTATCTTCTCACTGAGTTATTAATTTTAATGCTTTTTGCACTTTTAAATTATCTGTACCAAAGTCTGATTTAACCCTGCCAGCTCCATCATATTTGCTTGATGTTCCAGCATAGGAATTTGCTTGTCTTTGTGCGGCTTCCATAATATCTTTTGGCAAGCCAGTATAATCCATAGCTCTGTAGTTTTCTTTTTGAAAGTTCATCCATTCTTTTCTAAAGTAGTTTCCATCTTCGTTTGGATTTTGAAGGCTTCCATTCTCTTGCAGCCATCGACTAGCGAAATCTTCTTCCTGCATAAGAAGCTCAATAGCATTCCTTTTATTGGTAAGTATTCTCTTGTTTGTTTCTGGCGTGTAATCCAAGCTTGGCTGTATAGATAAGCTGACAAGTAGTTCTCTTTCTGTATCAGATCCTCCAAATGCTTTTAGACCCTGAACAGCCAAAGACTTAGCTTCTACATCAAAACTTTTGCCAAGAGTGTTTTGCAGCTCAGAACTCTCACCAAAAGGAATAATATCAGAACCGAGAGCCGACTCTATTGAGCCAATAACTTGACCAGCAACTCTTTGAGGGCCAGTAAAGCTGCCAGTTTTTAAGCCTTCAGCTATAGCGTTTTCCATGACGTTTAAACTACGCAATGAAGCATCAGCGCCTTGAGCTCCCTCTTGTAGCCTTTTCATGTAAGTTTGATCTGCTTTTGGAACCTCTTTTGACGTGCCTGTTATTAATTGACCTCCTGGGCCAATACTTATACCTGATCTTACCGGCTCTGCGACTGATGCTAGTTGACTAGAACTTAATGGCTCTCCTGTTGCAAAAATTACCTCACCACTATAATTCTCGAAAACAGGAAGCCCATTAAACTGCAAGTCTCCCATTTGATCAATTCTTCCTTTTTCAGCAAGCGTCTCTGCTGCTTTAATTTTGGCGGCTTCAACCTTTCTAGCTTCATCAGCTTGATTAATTTCAAACAGTCCTTGTGCTCTTTCTTCTACAGTCTTAGCTTTTCGTAAGTCAGAAATTTGCTTACCAAACTCAACTTCTTGAGCTAAACCTTGGCCTTCACCAGCAAGTGCTGCTTGCTTAGCTTGTGCTGCTTGAGACGCTACATCAAGTTCTCCTTGACGAGCTTGTTGCATACCTTGTACGCCAGCACCTAAAGCGTGACCAATACGCTGAGATAGATCCTGAGTACCACCGCTAGAAAGTAAAGATAGTCCTGCGTTAATGGCAAACTGTCTCTGACCTGCTCCTGGATTCTTAAACGCATCCATGAAGCCTTGACCTTCGTTTAGAAAGCGCTGTCTTGGACGTTGTGCAATTGTTTTAGCTGTCTCTGCGGCTTGTGTTCGCTGAGCTAAAGCGTTCTGTCTTATTGCATCTTGCTGAGCAAGCATAATCTGCTCTGCTGAAGGAGCTGCTACAGGAGCCACAGAAGCAGGAGGAGCTATAGAAGCTACAGGAGCTGCTTGGGATGCTTCAGATGCAAGTCGTTCTGCTCTCACAGCTTCATTAAGTCTTTTTTGAAAATCATCATCTTGGATAGCCATATTATACTAATCCCGCCCCTGAAAATTGTTGGTTTAACATGCGAAGCTTCTCTTCGTCATCCATCATAATTCTTTCTTCTTCAAACAATCCTCTAGGAACAAAAGAAGGTTCGTTACCACCAGTCATTGCTAACCTTTCTTCTATAGAAGGTGGTGCTGGCATACCTCCGCCTTGCTGGATAGGAGCAGCATATACTGGGGCTTGTTGTGGTTGTTGTTGACCGCCACCGAGCATAGATTGTGCGAATTGAGCGGTCTCTAAAGGCTTCTCTTTTGCTACCGCTTTAAACTTATCCAGCCCTGTAAGTGGTGCTGCAACTGTAGAAGGAGCAGCGCCCAGAGCTGTAGACAATCCTGCGGAAGGAGCTACCAAGCTTGTCGTTGCTGCCGGAGCCGCTACACCTAAAGCTTGAGTTGGAACAGCTAATCCGCTTGCCGCATTAATAGCTGCTGCTTTACCTGCCTCTGCCGATGCTGCACCACCTAGTCCGCTAGTAGCTGAGCTTAAAGCAGATGTTGCTGCTGAGCCGCCTGCTGCCGGAGCTGCTGCTGCACCTAAGCCGCCAGTAAGTGCGCCTAATGTACCGCCAAGTAATGCGCCACGAAGACGATCATCTGGGTTTGTTACTGCGCCAACGCCAGCACCTATAAGCATTGGTATTAGAAATGGGAGTGCCATAATTTATCCTATTAGTAACACCACAATACGGGTGTAGTTTCTCTTATATCTACGTGTACGAAGCTCTTTGCTACGCCTATTCCTGTGAAGCCTAGTTTAACAGCGTGCTCCACAACTGCCATTCTTTGCGCTCCACCTGTTACTTTTATATCTGCTGCAATGCCTTGAGCGTGAGTTCCAGGTCTAGGCTTCTTAGCCTCAATGCTGTGGCTGAGATTTCTATAGCCAGAA